CGCCCACAGTACAAGGGGTTGAGCAAAGTAAGTTAAGAAGTTTTCATTTGTTTGAGTTAAAGTATTACCTGAAACTTGTTCTAAAAGTTCTCTGTAATATCTTCCACCAATAATGTATTCTAACTTTGTTTGTTGAGCAACAGATATAAATGGAAGTAATATCGCACTCGTAACATTTTGGTCAATGTCTGTAAAGTTTTTAATCTTTGTCTCACTAACCAGTAAGACATTTTGAGGAATTAAGCCACTCATATTATTCTGTTGGTTTATCTATATTATCAACTGTTTCTGTTTTTTCAACATCAACCGTTTCTATTGGTTTTGCGTCAGGAATTGTAACCATTTCAAATTGTTTGATTTCAATTTCTGCTGGTATTTTATCTCTTAATAATAATAATTTTTCAAACACCTTTTTAATCTCCTCTTGAATTGGTTTAATAACCAAGTGTTGGAAGTGGTCTTGAGCCTCCAAGTGATTTGGAGTACCAAGAGCAGATGGGGTTTGGATACCCAATAATTCAGGTGAAGATATCTGATGTGATGTAAGAATTGCTTGTTGAACTGCAGTGTTCATTTCAATCCACATCTTATCAGAACCATTTGGAGAAATGGTTGTTATTTCTGGTGCTTCTTCTTTTGAGTTAGCGAATGTTAACATCAATTTACCAGGATTATTTGAAGATGAATATTTTGCTGTTAAGGTTTGGTAGATTTGTTCTCTCTCATCAGGGGAAGGAATACCACTATTCAATGAAACAAATAGTGATGGGTTCAATCCGTTAATGATGTTTGAATGCCACCAGTTATAAACCTCAACTTCTGTGGCAACTGCTGTAGAACCACCCCAATATGTAGGAGTTGCGTAATACTCATTACCAGGGCTATGAGTTGTATAATAAAAAACTTGTGAAGGTTCTTCGTTTGCAACATTAAATGATGCGATTTTTCTTGGAACAAACTTCTTTGGGAATGCCCAATCAGATGAGAAATAGTAATCTTTAACATGGTCATCCATGTCTGCTCTACCTGCTCTTAATTTTGATGTATCCATTGAATACATTTCAAATCCAAGTTCTCTGTCTCTCTTCCAAACAACATTTATACTGAAGGCTCCATATAGGATAAAATCCAAAGTACATTTATTCCAAAGGTCATACATTGTATCACCAGCAGAATTAACCATTTGTAACCTCTTATCGTCCCCGCCCTTCAACGAAATACCTTCTCCCCTAACACCATACCATTTGGACATTATAGACGCTCTGTGGGTCGGAGAACTATTAAATAATCTAATAAGTTCTTGGGGTGCAAGATTGGCGATACCATAAAAAATGTAAGGTAATCTCACATTAGTTTGGATTTGTTCTTCAATAATTGGAACTCTGGCTACTGCAAAGTTAAAGACCCTTAATAAATCTTCTTTGTTTTGTTCTTCCATATACTATTAAATATAATTTTTTTGTCTAATAATCAGGGGTTAATTTCATTTGGGGCAAAGATATAGTTTGAGTTATATTCGTTATTTGAAACATACTCAATATAATAATCATTTGTAGTATTAGCTGATTGAACAATAACCTGTGCTTGTCCTGCCTCAATAATACCCTGTGAATATTGTGGATTCAAGTTGCCAGAACCTTGTGTTTGTTGATAAACACCATAGGTATAAAGCCCTTCATAGGGAAATTGAATCTCACCAACACCACTTCCTTCAACAAATACAAACTCATCGTATCTAACCTTATGAGTTGAGATATCAGTTGGAATAAATTGGACTTGTTCTTTGGAGAATATGTGTGTGAAACTAAATAACCATTCGGGGTTAGGTATTGTCGCATTCTGCGATACCGTAACCACTAATGTGTTTGGTTGTGCTGTTCTGATTATTAGCATATCTATAAATATAACATAAGGGGATGTTTAATCCCCCTATGTTTATTTTAATTTGGTTTAGTTAAGTTCAACTGTTATACCAGTTGCTACACTTGATAATGAACCCGATAATTCGTTCATTGGGTTTGGTTCAAGAGCTTGGAATGTTAAGTTATAACCAGCTTGGTCACCTAATGCCTTACCAGTTACAGATGAACCAGCAGATATAAATGAACCATAAGTTTCACCCAAATAGAAGTAATTGTTGTTATTATCTTCCATCACAATAGCCAATCTTGGAGATTGAGCCAATGTTTTAAGGATGTTTCTTTTTGTTTGGTCTAACTTCGCAAAATAAGTTACAAGTTCTTGTGTATAGAATACAGTTCCGTTTTCCAATGAAGCATTTACTGTTTCAGTGAATTGAGAACTTGTTCTAATCAATTGAAACTCATAAAATGTACCTGTTCCTGAAATTGATGTGATGGTATCACCAGAGTTTTTCGTGATTGAATCAATGTTTGTGAAATCTGTTATCCAGATTGTTTGAACACCACCCACATTATCACGACAACTTAATGGAATACCAGCTGTTAAATTACATGCCATATTTTTGTTTTGTTATTAGATTAGTTTATTTTGTTTGATATATGGGGGATTGCTCCCCCATTATCAATATTTTTGGATTAAGATAATCCGTTAGTAACAAAGAATGAAGGGAACGCAATTTGAGTTCCTAATTTCCAAGCTGCCATTATGCGGACTTCTTGAAAATCCTGGGACCACCACGCTCTGAATGAATCCTCATCAGATGTTAAGTCAACACCACAAAGGAAATATTGAGCAGGAGCCATAGCGATTAAGTTTGAACCATTCAATCCTGGAACACCTACTACTTTGTAGTTAGTTTGTGGGTGATATACAGAATAAACTGAACCTAATTTGTTTTCACTTGAATCAATGTAGAAGTTGTTAACATTTCTGATAGCAGTTAAGTAACACTTGAATTGACTTTGACTCATGAAGATAACGATATCGTCTCTATCATAAACATTTCTGTCTAAAGAAGCAATCATGTTATCAATTTGAGCTAATACATTGTTAGCCTTTTCAGTTGCGTTAGAACCAGTAACTGAACATAATGCAGTTTGACCTGTTAATGCAACAACACCAGCTGTGTTAGCTAACAATTCTTTGTAACCACTGAATGAAGTGGTTGCACTTGATGCATTCCATAACAAATCTTCGTTGTATCTTTTGATTTGTTTAGTTTGCAAGTCAATGATTGCTTGCTCAAATGGTGCAGTTTCATTATAGCTTCCGCTGTTCAAGTACTGTCCCAACCAAAGTGTGTTTAATTGTTGTAAACACAATGATTGGTTTACTTTAAGAGCCGCAACAGTAACTGCTGCAGTTGTGAATGTTACATCACCAGCGTTGTTCCAACCACAAGTTGTACCAGTTTGAACTGATAATGTTTCAGATAACAAGTTCACATTTTGAGTTCCTTTAATACCAGGAATCACATTAACATACTCCATTGTTACTGGGGTTAATACCGCTTCTGAAATGATATCGCTATTCAACGCATCAACATAAGAAGTTAAACCAGCTAAGTCGTATGAAAAATTCAATTTTGAAAGATTTTTTTTCATTTTATTTTAGTTTTATTTTAATTGTTTTGAGAAATAGATTCTCTTAATCTTCTAAATCCTTCCAATTTAGCATTGGTTGAATTTGAAAAAGATTCTGGGTTTATTTGTTTTTTAATTGGTGAACCTGATGGTTCGTTAGAGAATTTTTTAAATGACTTCTCCAAAACCATTGTTTTGTTTGTTAATTCGTCAAGTTTTGCTTCCATTCTTTTCATAGCTGTTGAAAATGCTTCAACAAACGCAGACATTTCGTCTTCTGTTTCTTCTTCAACATTCATTCTTTCGGTAATAATACCGTCTTTAACAACTACTCTAATCTTGTTTTCATTTCCTGATTCATCTTTTAGGATAACTTCATGTTCGCCATCTGGTGCCTTTGATTTCTCGCCGTCTTCTCCAACGACATCAAGAGTTTCACCCACATCAAATGTTGGGGATTCTAATGTTAAATCACCTGATTTTGCTTCAGTGAACATGCCACCTCTTGCCATTTCAGCTTCTTTTGATTGGATACCTTGAATTTCTCCACCTACGATTTGCATAACTTTTCCGTCTGCAGTTTCGTAAGAACCATCAGCGATTGCGGTTAATGCTCCATCATAACTTACTTTTTTAACTTTAACGCCGAATTCTGGAGTTTCCCCACCAATTCTTAATACGCTACCGTCAGCAAGTTTGATATCACCATCTTCCATTTCAATCTCTGGTTCTTGAGATTCAGCCATAACTTGGTCTTTGATTTCAGCTTCTTTTTTCTTTTCTTCAATTTTGGCGTCATTGGTTTTTTCTTCCATGTCGCCCATTTTGATTTTAGAAACTTTGCCTTCTTCATCAACCTCTACTTCTGAACCATCTTC